GGGTTTGAAATCATTGGCCGCATCCCGCTAAGGGACAAGGCCACCGGAAAGGAGTACAGGTAATGTCACAGCATTACAAGATTGACTGCGACAAGGTGGAGGACCGGAAAGCTCTGGTTGTCGTCCTGTCGATGAACGGCTACACCGTCCGCGTGGGAAAGGAAAAGCGCAGCGGCAAATCTACTTTGACCTATTTCGTGGAGTATTGGAGGGGCGACGATGAATAATCAAGCGAAATCTAACCCTGAAACCGACACTATGAGGCCGGAGGACATGGCCCATTATTTGATGGATTTTTGCCATTGCCACTTAGCAGTCGGAAATGGTTGCCCGGGCTGCCCGTTTGATAAACCGACCAGCGACAACGGGGATGGAGAGTGCCGTTTGTATGTCCCCGACGACTGGGATTTTTGAGGAGGCGAAGTGAAGCATGAAAACCGAAAAGAGAATGGCCTGCTTTATCGTGTCAGCAGCATTGCTGATTGTGACGCTGTGGTTTACATCCTGTAGTTCGACATCTGCTGATGCTGAAACTAAAACTGAAGCTGAAACTGCTGACCATCCCTGCTACCATGTCACGGTCTACTCCCCGGCAATTGAAAAAGTTGGCTATGCCGGTAGGCGTAAGCCGAAGTACACCATTACCGTGGAGGACTTCAGAGAGCTGCTGCCGAAATCATACGCTTGCAGAGAGCAGTATCACCTGCTCCGCATCCCTCTGGAAGATGGACGTTTTGAGTTGGTGTCCACCTCGCTGGTGGAAATCGAGTATTACTGAAGGGAGAGACGTGAGAATGAAAGCTGTGCTTTTGAGCATGCGGCCTGTGGAGATCACTCGCCCGCCCCAAGGATGGCGCTATGTGGAGGAATTGAGCAATGAATAACCGAAGAACGGCGGCAAGTATTCGCCGCAGCTATACAGGTGCCCGAAGCCGCGCAGAGGGCGCTAGCTTTGAAAGCATCATTGACAATGCCTGCGCCTATTACAGATCCATCGGCCTTGCAGACATCGAAAAGACCCCGGAACCGATGCGTCCGATTGGAAGCCCGGACCGTGCTGGCCGGTTCCTTGCCTGCTACACGAAACAGGCCCAGCCGGACTACAAAGGCATTCTCAAAGGCGGAAGAGCCATCAATTTTGAAGCAAAGCACACTGACAGTGACCGGCTGACCTTTGATCGTGTGTTGACCGCGCAAGCGCTTCGTTTGCCGCACAGAAGCTCTCGGAGGTGTCGCCTTTGTACTATGCTCATTTAGCGGCAGGGCTTTCTACCGCGTCCCGTGGGCCGTATGGAAGGACATGAAACGGCTGTTTGGCCGTAAGTACATCACCCAATCAGACATTGAAATTTACCGCGTCCCGTTTGCAGCACCCGGAGTGCTGCTGTTTTTGGAAGGAGTAAAGGAGGAACAATGATCCGCACATGGACACCTGAAAGCGAGAACGAAAAGCCACCTAAGAATGAAAAGGCCCAGCTGGTGCGGGCATGGTTTGAACGACTGCCAAGAATGCGGGCACAGATTCAGCAGCAGGAAGAGCGCATTGTAGATCTACAGTGCATCGCTACCGCCACCACATCCAGCGTTTCAGCTGCACCTGGTCGTTCTGGAACCAGTGACAAGGTGGGGAACGGTGGCGCGGCCATTGTGGAAGCAGAGGAAAAGCTGGCTGCCCTCAAGTGCGAGTATGTGGAGATGCAGAAGGCGGCCATTGATACGGCATATCTGCTGAATGCTGACACGGCATCCATCCGCCGCAGCAAGTGCATCATCCTGTGTTATGTTGAGGGTAAGACCCGTGAGCAGGCCGCCGCTGAGGTGGGCTTTGCACAGGCACACACGGCATCCAGAGCCATCACAGTAGGGTTTGAAGCCCTTGCAGAGATCTGGGAAGCAACACCTTTTTGCGATTTTGACGAAAGTGCATAAAAAACGCGTGATTTTTTGTACAGCTTCGGGTATGTACGCGGTATGTACGCGGTATGTACAGAAACCGTGCGAAAGTGATTGAATAGTACCATCGGCAATGCCGGAAAGGCAAACCGATACACGCAGTCTCCGAAACGAACCCCCATGATAATTTTCCTCCTTTTGGCTTTGCAGGCATTTTTCTCTCTTCACGTTTCGCGGACTGCGCATCTATGCGATATGTGCAAATGGACACCCCACCGAACCGGGAGATGGGATGCGGTTCGATTCCGCAATATCGCGCCATTTGCCGCCTGAGCGCAGTTTGGAGCGCGGCGCGTGTGTGTAGACACGGCTGGTTCGATTCCAAGGGCGGCTTTTTACTCTGGTAGCTCAATTGGCAGAGCGATGGTCTCCAAAACCGTAGGTTGCAGGTTCAAGGCCTGCCCAGAGCGCCATGCAATGTACAGTCGGGGGACGGCTGTGCAAAGCATAGCGGGGCATCTGGCCGCGAAAGTTCCAGATGCAGCAGCACCCGCCCGTTTTACGCCTGTCCGTCAAACTGAATGCATGGGTGCTGCTTATTTTTTGATATCTTTGCCGTTCGGTTTTCCGGGCGGCTTTTTATTTGGAGAAAAAAGATGATTCAGAAAGAACTGCTGAAAATGCCGGTCTCCGATCTGGTGCCGTATGAGAACAACCCGCGCGTGATCTCCCCTGCAGCTGTAGACGCTTGCGCTGAGAGCATCAAGCAGTGCAGCGCACTCGATCCCATCGAGGTTGACGAAAACAACGTCATTCTCAGCGGTCACACCCGCCGCCTTGCGTTGATGCAGCTCAATGTGGACATGGCCGACGTGGTGCGCTACACCGGCCTGACGGAAGAGCAGAAACAGAAATACCGCCTGCTGGCGAACAAGACCGGCGAAATGACCGGCTGGGATTTTTCCAAGCTGGAACGGGAGCTGCTTGAAGTCGATTTTGGCGACTTCGACTTTGATTTTGACATTCCGCAGGACGATGATGCCGGCGTATCCTACATTGACAGCCTTATGGAGGACGGTTTCACAAAGGCTTCGGAAAAGAAAGAATTTTCCGTGACCTTCACGTTCCCCGTTGAGTGCGAGGAAGAAATCAAGGGATACATCAGCGAGAACACGAAGGAGCCGCTTGAAAAAGCCATCTTGAACTGTATTCGCGGCGTTATGGAGGATGAAGATGCCTAACTGCGGG